CCCCTGGCGTTAGTCACAAAATTAACTGCTGGTAAACCATATAAAGCAAAGTTTATGAACAATGCAACAAATGAACCTACAAGTAAAAGTGAATTTGATAATAGATCAAAAGAGTTTGAAAGAATGTATAATGAATTAGTAAGAAATATGAAACAAAAAGGCATACCTTTAGAAACAAAGATCATGCCAAAAGACTTTATTAAAAATATGAGAATAGCATTTGAGGGTAGAACGCCTTGGATTGCAAACTCAAAACTATTACAATTACGATTCCTACACATGGTATCAAAGTTTAAAAAAGATGAAATCCATGAGTATATGACAGATTTAATCTTCTTATGCCAGAAGATAGGGCGTAATGTCTTTCCTTTCGGGCCGTTCGGCAAACTTTATTAGTATAAATAGTCTAGTAAGTAGTGATTTATTAATGGGATTAGTGCGATTTTTTGCTTGACTTTAGCAGAAAATTTTGATATAATGGGTATAGTGGAGAGATATGTATAGTTTCAAACAATATTTAAGTGAGTCAAAAAATACTCATTTAGAACATTTAGAAGATAGCATTATTAACGATGGCTATCAAGGCGGATTAGCAAGTATAGAGTTTCTTAAATCATTAAGAAATATGCTTACTGGTTCATCTCGTAGAAAATTAAATGTTTCAGTAAAATGGGATGGTGCACCAGCAGTATTCTGTGGTATCAATCCTGAGAACGGCAGATTCTTTGTCGGCTCTAAATCTGTATTCAATGTAAATCCTAAAATCAACTACACACAAGCGGACATACGAAAAAACCATGCAGGTGGTTTAGTAGATAAACTATCTGTATGTTTAAAAGAATTACCTAAACTAGGTATTAGAGGTGTTGTTCAAGGTGACTTGTTATTTACACCTGCTGATATTAAGAAGGTAAGCATTAGAGGCGAGGATGCTATCGCCTTTACACCGAACACCATAACATATGCTGTTCCAGAAAATACTGATCTTGCAAAGAGAATTTTAAGAGCTAAATTAGGTATCATCTTTCACACTACTTACAATGGCAGAAAGATGGCTAATCTCAAAGCAAGTTTTGGCGTCAATGTAAGAAGATTTGCAAAGACGCCATCAGTATTCTATGATGACGCTTCATATAAAGACACAAGTGGTGTTTCAACTTTCTCAACTGCTGAGTCAGATAGATATGACGCTTTGTTAAGAATGGCAAATGGTTCTTTACAAAGAGGTAAGAAAGTTTTAGAATTATTAAAAAGACATAACAATTTATTATCTGTTGGTGCAAGATTACAGATATTTTTTAATACAAAAATTAGACAATGATCATCAATAGGTGGTGTCGCAAATTTACAAAAAGAATTTAGAAAATACTATGCACAGGTTTTAGATGACGAGGCTTCAACAAAGAAAACCCAAAGTGCAAAACAAAAATATGAGATGATAAGAAACGATGGCTTAAGATTTATTGATAGTAATGAGAACGAAATATATTTTGCAATTGCAACATATGTGACCTTACAAAGAGTAAAAGACTTTTTAGTAAGTAAGATGAATCAAATTAAATCTATTGGCACATTTTTACAAACAGATAAAGGTTTTAGAGTGACCGATCCTGAAGGCTATGTTGCTGTTGATAGATTGGGCAATGCAGTAAAACTTGTAGATAGATTAGAATTTAGTAAGGCAAACTTTAATACGCCAAAGAACTGGATTAGAGGATGAGAAAAAAATTAGAAACATTTAAAGGTTACATGAGTCTAACGGCACAAAGAAAATGCCCACCAGGTTTTAAGTTTGATGATAATTTAAAAGTATGTGTGCCTAAATTTCCTAGAACATCATCTTACTATGGTGGTTTTGGTCATAGTCATAGTAAAGATAATGAGAATGGTAATGGCGATAACGGTAACGGCAATGGCAATGGTAATGGTAACGGCAACGGGTCAGGCAACGGCAACGGTGGCAATGGCGGAAACGGTGGCGGCGAATGAAGACTTTTAGAGATTTTATATTTGAACAAATAGGTAGAATGAGAATAGTTATGTTAGGTGGACCTGGTTCAGGTAAGTCAACATATTCAAAATACTTAATTGATCATTTTGATATTACACATATTTACCCAGGTGGTATGTTAAGAAAAGAAGTAGAAAAAAATAGTGAGATAGGAAAACAAGTCAAAGCAATTATTGATAGAGGTGAGTTTGTTCCTAATCAGATTGTATTAGATTTAATTAAGGCACAGATAGAGAAGTCGCCTAAAGGTTACATACTAGATGGTTGGCCTAGATATATGCAACAGGTTGAAGACATGGAAAAGAATGATATAGGTTATGACTATGCAGTATTTTTAGATGTAAGTAGAGAAGAAGTTTTAAGAAGATTATTAGCAAGAGGCCGTGCAGATGATACGGAAGAGATTATAAACAATAGAATAGACCTATACAAAAAAGAAACAGGTCCTGTTGTAGAGTATATGAGAAAACGACCAGGTTTTATAACGGTCAATTCTGAACAAGGCACGCCAGAAGAAACTGCTAATGAAATAATAAAGAGAATAGAAGATGAAAGTAAATAGTTTTTTTCAACATATAAATGAGGGTGTCTATGACCCAGGTATATTCAAAGCATTTTTTCTTGCAGGTGGCCCTGGTTCAGGTAAGTCATTTGTAACCAGTAGAGTATTTGCAGGCACAGGATTAAAACTTGTAAATAGTGATAATGCTTTTGAAAGACAATTAAAGAAAACAGGATTGTCTTTACAAATGCCTGATAGTGAGGCATACTTTAGAGATATAATTAGAAAGAGAGCAAAGACAACCGTGTTATCAGCATTAGATCAGTATTTAAGAGGCAGATTAGGTTTAGTTATAGACTCAACTGCTAGAGATTATGATACAATTTCTAGGCAACATAGTCAACTTAAACAACTAGGCTATGATTGTTATATGGTATTTGTAAATACAAGTTTAGATGTTGCGTTAGAAAGAAATAGAAGACGAGAAAGAACCGTGCCTGAATATATTACAACTAAATCGTGGAATGAAACACAGGCAAACACAGGTAAATATCAAAGACTATTTGGTATGGATAAATTTATTGTTGTTGATAATAATAAGTCAGATTTTGAATTAACAACCCTTACAATGACTAGGGTAAGTAAGATAGTAAATAAATATTTAAAAGCAGGTATAACAAATCACATTGCAAAACAATGGGTCAAAAAAGAATTAGAAGCTAAAAGAAGATGAGATTTAAAAAGTTTAACGATATAGAAAATATAAGGCATGCTAAAGTAAAAGAAACGCCTTTAAAAAACTATACAGGTAAAATAGACGAGGTGCATTGTTCTAAACCTAGCAGTAATACATCAGCCGCAACTAAAAGAGAGATGGTTGAAATGCAAGGTATGTTTAAACAAAGAAACAAAGCAATAGAACAATCAGTAAAAGACCACGACCCTAAAGCAGAATATTCAATAGAGAAGTATTTAAAAGAAAACAATTTAGAGATAAACAAAAAAGATACAAATAAAATACTTGATATAGGTAGTAGTGTTGCAAGAACATTAAAGAATAAGTTTGAAAGAGCAAGACCATATCAAGTCGCAGAAGCAACAGGCATGAAGTTTAATATTATGCCTTTAGAGTCTGATAGTATGAAGACACCAGCATATCCTAGTGGTCACTCTTTACAAAGTAGATTGATTGCAGAATACTATGCTGAAAAATATCCAGATCACAAAGAACAACTAATAGATCGTGCTGACGAATGTGGTATGGGTAGAGTATTTGCTGGTTGGCATTATCCTTGTGATCACAAAGAAAGTGTGAAGATTGCAAAACAAGTTTATCCTAAAATTAATTTAACAAGAAAGTCTTTAAAAGAAAGTATAATTGATATACCTAGAAAGACATATGCACGAGGCGTATTTGATAAAGCAGATACGGGTGCACCAGAATTAAAACCATCTGTTAGGAAAATGGTATTAGATGGTATAAAGACATTTGAAAAATTTGGTAGAGTAGTTAAGTATACCTTGATAGGTTCAATACTTACAAAACAATATAGGGCTGACGCAGACCTTGATGTAA